CCATACGATATTATGATAAAATTTCACACACCAAAACATATAGAGGCATTAATCGAGACGGGCTTCTTGCTTCCTCCATTTATATCGCTTGTAGCTGTAATAATAATCCAAGAACATCCAAAGAAATTGCTACCATATTTAAATTAGACAATACAAGTGCTACGCGTGGGTGTAAAAATGCGTTAAGTATTTTAAATGATATCGAGAAAGAAGATGAGGAAAAAACCGTATTACATAACACAAAACCCTCTTCCTTTATCAATCGGTATTGTAGTAAGTTAGGCATTAACCAGGAACTGACCACTCTGTGTTTGTTTATTGCGAATGTAGTAGAGACGCAAAAGGTGATTCCTGAAAATACTCCTCATTCGATATCCGCAGGTATCGTCTATTTTGTATGTCAAAAATGTAATCTGAACATTTCCAAAAAGTCTATTCATACCATAAGCAAAATTAGCGAGGTTACTATCAACAAGTGCTTTAAGAAACTTGAAACACACGAACACAAATTAATACCGGAAGTTATTAAAAATAAATATATGAATATAACTTAATGATTTCTACTGTTTTTATTGTTCCTTATCGTAATAGAGAACGTCAGAAACATTTTTTTGATTATTATATCAAATATTTATTGGAGGATATGGATCCGTCTACTTATGAAATTGTGTTTGCTCATCAAAAAAATGATTTACCTTTTAATCGCGGAGCTGTAAAAAATATAGGATTTTTATATGCGAAAGAAAAATATCCCCATTATAAAGATATTGTATTTGTATTCAATGATGTAGATACATTACCTTATAAAAAGGGTTTGTTGGACTATTCATTAAAAGAAAATGAAGTAAAACATTATTATGGTTTTGATTATTGTCTTGGTGGTATGGTCGCGATCAGAGGAAGTGATTTTGAGAGAGTAAACGGATACCCATCTTTCTGGAATTGGGGATGGGAAGATACAGTTCTTTATGAAAGAGTGATATCCAATCATATTCGCATCAATCGAGAACAATTTTATGAATATGGGGACAGTTCAATTCTTCACTTGATCGATGGTGTATCTAAGACTGTATCCATGAAAACGTATGACATGTATCGTAATAGACTTATTACAGATGGACTCACCACCTTATCCAATGTAACCTATGAAAAGAATGAAATGCTTGATATTCAAACATTTCAATGTAGTTATTCTCCGGTAGATCATACGCTCAAAGAACTTGTCATGAAAAAACCTGAACCAAAAAAGACCCAGCCCATACCTAAACGGTTCAATTTACTTTATCGTTGATCGATGAAATCGCGTAAAGACTTGAATATACCTTGATTCACTGTGATGGGTTCAGGTTCCTTTTTTACAATACCTAGATATTGTTTAATCGCAACATCTAATGTTTTGTTACGTTGTATAGATTCTATGGCTTCTTCCTTGGTATAATTTGTTTGTCTCATGAGACAGTCGATGATACGATCATCTATATCCGACATAAAAGAATAGTTATTATTTCTTTATATGCGTATCTCAAAAGTATGGTCTAAACGTAGCTAAGTGAAATTGTTGAAAATATATAAATATAATTATGTGTAGTTATAATATGGAGTCTGTAAATGAATATAAATTGTCGAAGAAATGGAGCTTTTATATTCATTTACAAAATACTTCGGACTGGACCTTCGAGAGCTATTATAAGATCATGGATATTCGAACGATCTATGATTCGATACATATGATCCAAGAAGTATCTTTTGAAATTATTAAGAAGACGATACTCTTTGTTATGCGAGACAACATAAAACCTATGTGGGAAGACGAGTTGAATCGAGAAGGAGGTGGATTCTCTTTTCGTGTATATAACAAGCATGTAGAAAAAGTATGGAAGACCTTGTTTTATCGTCTCATGGGAAACACTCTAACCACAAATGCGGCTGTTGCGGAGAATATAACAGGGATTAGCTTGTCTCCGAAGAAATCTTTTTGTATCCTAAAAATATGGATGAAAACATGTGATTTTATAAATCATAACGTGTTTACAGAAATAGAAGATTTAGACATGAAAGGATGTCTGTTTAAGAAACATGGGAATGAATAAAATTGATGATTCGACTAACCTATAAAGTATTTTAACTAAAATGTCTGACTCTTTATTGGTTCATCCACGGTTGATTAAATTCGATCGAGAATTCAAACAGGTCAATTTAGCAAGATATTATCAATTAAAAAATAGCTCTCATGAATTCATCGATGTTTCTAAAGAGGTGAAAGGCTCTTCGATCTATTTGACGATTGTGTATAGGAAGAAATTACATTGTCCAGTGCTAGACTTACCTCCAGAGATGATGTCAAAGATTCGAAGTTATTTAACCTATAAAATCGAATTAAAACTAAAGATTGTTTATTCCGAAAATTACCCTTTTGTGCCACCTATGTGGTTTATGAAATGTGTGAAACATACCATTCCGAATCAAGTCGACCTAACGGATTATTATTGTTACAAAGTAAGGTGTCACAATAGCCAATACGTTCAAGATTTTCTGGAGGGTATTTCCACTAGTTCATGGACTCCTGTGATTGCGATCGAAAAAGATATCTTGACCTTTATACAAAAGGTTAATCATTTCAACGAGATGTTAGTTACTGCTTGGTAAAGGGGCCAGACCCAATTTTATTTCACCTAGAGAAGCTACATTGTATTTGATGATCAGAGGCAAATCATTCTCCATATACATTTCGATTTGGTTACATAGATTGGTACACTTGATAAAATAGTTTAGATTTTTTAAAGAGAATTCACCTTGGATCACTTTGTTGTTCTTTTGAATAAATCCCATACCATCTGACTCAGAACGAATAATTTCAACATTCGCAAAAGAACCGACACATTTAAAGATGAGTTGGTTTTTGACAGATTTAATCTCTAGTTTATCTGCGATATTGTTGAGATCACGAACAATCTTTTGAAAATCATTGGAAGGGAGATTGATAATCGAGGAAAATTTGACATCTGGAATATCAAGCTCTTCGTGCTCGGGTTCAATCAGTTTCAGTTTCTGTATTTTACATTGTTCTTTTTGCTTATTTTCAAATTTTAGAACAAGATGCTCTACGATACCATCGTTGTAATCTTCTTGTTCAATATAGATGGACAATGTATCATCGGTATCAATCGTGCTAATTAATTTGAATAAATGGAACATGTTTACCCCCACCACAATTTTGTCTCGGTTACATTCATAAAATTCGAAATTTTCACTGAGTAAATGAAGATGAACCAAGATCGTATGTGATTTATCCATGTTGATGATTCGCATACCATCTTTCTGAAATGTAATATTGGATTCAATCAAGATATCTTTCAAGGCGGTAATAAGTGTCCGAAAAGGAGCAATTTGTACTGTTTTAATAAGCAATACATGATTCTCGGAATTCTCTGTCATTATTCATTTTTATCTGAATTTTTTATATAATTATTGTTCTATAATATATAATATGTATGATACCATTATTATAGGTGGAGGTATTTCTGGAATATATTGTGCTTTACATTTAAAAAACGTGTTATTGTTGGAAGAAAAAGATTATTGGGGTGGCCGTATAAAAACACATAAAACTCCACAGTATGAAATTGGGGCGGGTAGATTTCGAAAATCACACACTCGACTTTGGAACCTTATCCAAGAATACAAGTTAACTCCAATCCCTATACCCAATCGTATGGATTATCGTGACGAAACCTATGGTCTTGTCCCTCATGTAGAACGTTACTTAAATGCTCAACTAAATAAGATGAAACTAAACGAATTGCTACGTGAGATGACTTTTTATGAATATTGTGTGAAATTGTTAGGGAAAGAAGACGCAGATCATTTTGTCGAATCAAGTGGCTATCACGAATTGTATTATAAAAATGCTTACGATGAAGTTCAATCGTTTCAAAGAGATTATATTCAAGGAGGTTATTTTGTCTTGAAAGAAGGTTTGGGTGAGCTATGTCATCGGATGGTAAAGGACGTTCAAGGAAAATGTGTCTTAAACCATCGTGTTAAAAAAATAGTAAAGACGGATGAGGGTTTCAACGTAGATGAGTATTCTGGAAAACGCGTTATTGTAACGATACCTCCGTCTCTATTCAAACAGTTTCCGATCTTAAACCCGTATCACGAGGTTGTCTCCCATTTAAGGAATGGACCCCTCTTGCGTATCTATGCTAAATATCCAAAAGAATGGACGGATACTTTACATACAATGACTACAAAACATAAACTGAAACATATCATTCCAATTCGAGATGGGATTGTGATGATTGCTTATGTAGAAGATGCTGATATAGACCCATTTTTAAAAAAAGGTAAATTGAAGTCTGACAAAGAACTTAGAGTCTTACTTCGTAAAGAGTTGAAACGAATCTTTTCGGAAGAGGTTCCTCAACCAGAATGGGTTAGACCCTATTTATGGGAAATAGGCACGCATGCTTGGTTACCAGGACCTTCAAGCAAACTATTGAAAAACTTACCTATCATAGAAGACGTGTATGTATGTGGTGAAGCCTTTTCTCATCATCAAGCATGGGTAGAAGGAGCATTGGAATCGGCCGATTCTTTAATACAAAAAATAGACACGGCAAAATCCTTTTGATCCTACACGTCCTCCTCCTCCATTTCCAGTAGAAGTATTTCCACAGTCTCCTCCTTGTATTGTATTAGGGTTACGCGGAAGTCCTCCTGGAGAAGTGTAGGCTGGGTTGGTTGTAGAAGACCCTCGATTGTCATTGGTGCCATATCCTCCATTTCCTCCACTCCCTACAACCGTTCCACCCCCAAGATTCGCGACTGTATCATTTCCTCTACCTCCTGAACTACCAGGATTTCCAATGCCTCCATTTCTAAAATTGCCTCCATCGCCTCCTCCTCCTCCATTTCCAATCTGAACATTATACGTATTCGCATTACGATTTAGTTCGCCTGTGGTATATTGTCCATATTGCCCATAGGCTCCGATATTTCCGTTCGAAGGATTATGCCATGCGTCATAGTAATTGTAATTAAAGTTCCAGTTCATACTGCCTTGTGCGCGATATTGATTTCGATGTCCACTGTTTCCTCCAGATCCACCTCCTCCACCCCCTATACAAAAAATCTTTAGAGCATTCACTCCATCTGGAATGGATATATTGTCTTGTGAATTATCATGATCTCTATATTCCGCCATGTAGAAATAACACAAATCTCTCCCACCAATACTAATCCCAAAGGGATGGGGAACATCCCACTCTCCAGCTGGATCTGCCCCTTGAGGAGCACCTTTTAGAAGAGCATCACCGTATGCTATATTTCGGGTGGATGAATTACTTCCTTTTTTTATCATGTTTATGATATCTATCCCTTTGAAGGTAATAGGCATTTATATAACTTATATAAAAAATAAGAGATCTTTTATTTTAAATGGATTATGTGTATACATCTCCTTCGTTAACACGAGAAACTTGTGAAAAAATCATTCAAAAATATGATTCAGAATTACATTTGAAATATCAGGGCGTCACTGCTTCCGGTCTAGATAAAAAGGTAAAAGATACAGAAGATATGATCATTCCTGAAAATGAAGAATGGGAAGATATCAATTGTATGTTATCGAACGAGCTACAGAAACATATAAAACTATATACAGAAAAGATTGGAGACAAAAAAAACTTCAAACGAGAAAATAATTTTGGAACCGCGTATCATCATCTACAGGATACGTTGATACAATCGAATCCATTCATGATTCAAAAATACGATCACAAAAAAGGTAAATATGTATATCACCACGACAGTTCTAATGAACCTACAAAAAGTAGAGTGGTTACCTATTTGTGGTATTTAAACGAGGTCGAAGAAGGAGGTGAGACAGAGTTCTTTGGAGGTTCGTTTCATGTCAAACCCGAGACTGGAAAACTTCTTTTGTTTCCGGCATGTTGGTGTTACCCTCATCGAGGAAACACTCCCCTCTCTTCTAACAAGTATATCGTGACAGGATGGTTGTATATAGAAACCAAGAAAAATAAAAAAGAGATACCCAAAATATCCTTTTCAACAAATCCAATGGAAAAAGAACTAACCAAAAAGGATCCAAACGTGGATGCGGAACTTATGTTTAAGTATTTTTATAAAGAGAATGTGTTTTTATTTCGAGACTACAAACAGTTCCAATTGTCTCAAGAAAGTTTATTTTTAGATGTTACCTTATCTACCTATACGCCTAGCCAATGTCAATGGATAAGAAATCAAGTATCCGATATCAGTGAAACGACTAAATTAGATACGCTACCCGATTTAATGCCCTTTATTTTAGCCTCTTTTCCAATTTTGGTAGATGAAATCAAAGAAGTCTTTCACATAAGTTGTCATTTTAACATCCTAGAATGGTTTGTGGTTCAAACTACATTACAATTTGACCCTCTCTACGATTTATGTATACAAACCGATCTGTCGAATGGAGACACTCTTGTCTCAAAACGATACAAACCTGTATCACAGGTTCATTTGGTCTATTTTATAGAATTTACTTTTCATTATGTAGATGAACAGGATGAAAAGAAAGTAATGACACTCAAACAACTCGCAGATCCTTGTCTCGATCTCATTTAAAATTCTACACAGTCTAATTCAAACGCATCCTCTTTCCCGGATTTTTCTGCGAGGGAGTATTCCGATACACGCGATTCAAAGAAATTGGTCTTTTGTTCAAGACTGATCATTTCCATAAAATCAAACGGATTTTTTGCGTGATAAATCTCGTCACACCCGAGTTGAAGAGACAGACGGTCCGCTACAAACTCGATGTATTGATTCATGAGATCTGAATTCATACCAATGAGACGGCATGGCAGTGCTTCGGTAATAAATTCTTTTTCAATCGTTACCGCCGACTGAATAATTTCTTGAATCTTCTTTCTAGCCAATTTCTTTTCCAACTTATTGTAGAGATATACCGCAAACTCTGTGTGTAATGCCTCATCTCTTGAAATGAGCTCGTTAGAAAAAGTGAGTCCAGGCATCAGACCTCTTTTCTTAAGCCAGTAAATAGAACAAAACGCACCTGAAAAAAAGATACCTTCGACGCAAGCAAACGCAATAAGGCGTGAGGCAAAAGAACTTCGTTTGTCATTGATCCATTTGAGAGCCCACTTTGCTTTCTTTTCGATACATGGAAAATTAGAAATCGCATTAAATAACTTGTCTTTTTCTTCGTTGTCTTTGATGTAGCTATCAATCAAAAGACTATAGGTTTCGGAATGAATGTTTTCCATAGCAATTTGGAAACCATAAAAGGCTTTGGCTTCTGGAAGTTGAACCTCATTCATAAATCGAACTCCTAAATTTTCCAAGACAATTCCATCGCTCGCGGCAAAAAAAGCAAGAATCATCTTGATGTAATACTTCTCATCGGGGGTCATTTTTTCCCAATGAGTCATATCTTTCGAAGTGTCAATTTCTTCAGGGCGCCAGAAACAATCGATTTGTGTTTTATACATTTTCCAGATGGTTTGATCTGACACTGGAAACATCACGTATCGATTATCTTCTTGTAAAAGAGGCTCCTGATTTGTTTTTGACATTCTACTTATTCTAAGAATATATTTTTATATAATAAATTTTATATAAAAAACTATTGCGGATCTTATATACATGGATGATATAGAAACTATCATGGTTTTAGAGGAAGAAAAGAAAAATTGTCTAAAGAATCTCCAATCCTATTACAAAAAATATGGGTGTGAAAAAATAGAAATACTACGCAGTTATCTGATTCAATTGCGGGAAACCATTCAAGATGTAAAAGAAATCGAAGAAATAAAAAAACAGTTAGATGTGTTGGATGCTTATAGTTGAATCCTACTCTTTCTCCATATTCGCTTGAATATATTCAATTTGTAAGTGTGTAATATACACAAGTCTCTGTTTTCAGAATCACGATAGATCTGAACAAGATTCAGTTGAACATGCTTATTCAGATTGTATTTATACGCACCAATCAAGTCATGTTGAAAGGGTAGTCTATGCGCGATCTGTCTGACATTTCGAAGAACCACTTTGTAATCGTCTTGCCATTCGTTGTTAAAGAACTCGTCTATCGTATAACTGTATACCACAATGTAATGCGGTATACTTTTTTCTCCTCCGTGAATTCCATGGAAGTAAGGTTCAGAGATAGCGATCTCCATTTTATATCTTCTGAAATACTTATTTACTGAATCAATTTTATTTTATTCTACTTTTATATAATGGCAAAATCAAATAGATCACAGAGTATTCTTCAGAATGTCTATTTATTATATGCTCTATTCATCGCAGCACTTCTTCATTTAGGTTATTTTGTATTGAACCAAGAGACTATACTTCTTGTTTCTTTTTCTTTGGCTGTTGTATTTGTCTATTTAGTAAATCCTAACATGGTGGTTGTGCTTGCGACTTCTCTTGTTTTTGTGGATATGTTATATTTAGTAAAGAAAGTGCCAGAAGGATTTGAGGACAGTATCGATGGTTCTGGTTCGAATGTTTCTACCGAAACAAAAGCGTTGACTCTTACAAATTTATTAGAAAAGGCAAGTGAGATTCATTCAGAAGAATCGAAAAAACAAAAAGACAGTGAGTCAAGTTCTTCAGTAGAGTCTACTGGCACTCTTAAGGAAAAAATGACAGGAAAATCTATCGACGAAGATAACCAAGAATCCAATGATGTAAAATCAATCGTAACTAAACTTAAGGATTCAAATCCAGAATTGGCAGAATCTCTGTTACAGTTGAATAGTGTCGACATTAACGAACTAAATAAATTAATCAATAATTTGAGCGGGGTAGCAAAAAGTATCACGAAAGACGTGGTTTAATCTTTTTAATCCTTTCTCTGATTTTATGTTTTAAATGAGCCAAGGTCATTCCTCCTCCTCCTTGGCTCATTGTAAAGAGTTGTTTTAATTTTTCAATGGACTGTTTTATATATAGTTCTGTATTCTTGTCTCCTTGACCTTTTAAAATATTCTGTTTCTGTTCAAACGAGTCTTCATAATCAGATTCTAGATTCATACGTATTAAATTGGTTTTATTATACATTAAGTGTAGATTTTCTATGAAAAACATGGGTTCAATCTTGATCTTTTCGATCTTGCTGGGTTCAATCTTTGTCATTCAATATATAAGATTTATAAAAAAATAGTATGATCTTATATCATATGGCAAATTTACCCGTTGTATTTGATTCAATCGATGCGATAGAGAATGATACGCTTCGATTCTCTTATGTATTCGATGTCATTAGTAAGGTCGAGAAGCAATCTGGAGGAGGACAACTCCCCATACAACAAGCAACTCCCATAAAAGCTCTGGCCCTTAATTTGGAAGGAAGAACATCCAATCCAAATATGTCAATCTCTATTCATGGCGAGACACATTTATTTACATTACAAAACGCATACATAACCGACACATATCCACATGCGAAGGATGCGAATGTAACCAACTCTTTTGTCATTGAAGGATTCTCCATTAAAAATGTAAACAAAGAAAGAGTTCTTCTTTTTATACCCATGACCACTACAAATGATACAAAGAATATATTTTATCCTCTAGAACAACATATTATTGACAATACGAAACCACTCAAGAGTTTAACGTTTGACGATTACATTCCCACAAATCAGGACAGTAATTTTTATAGCTATTTCCAATATACGGACACTGACTCTACTTTATATCGTATTCTTTATTTTAAGAAAAGCACTCTACAACACACATCTGCTCTGAATCCAATATTAGAACCATTCAAAAACACAAATTACACAGTTGTTTCAAACAAATTGACCCTTTATAAAACATCCTCTCCCGCAAAAAGACAAAACAGTATGAACTCGCAACATGAAGATAACATCTATATCGATTGTGTTCCAGTAGAGATTGAGAACAAAAAGATTTCAAAATATATGCAATACAAAGAAGATTCAGGTAGTTATTATACAGAAATATTGATGATTCTTGTATACATTGTCATCTTATCCGCTGTAGTTGCTGGCATTATTAAGATGTATTATTGGTTAAATCCTCCAGTTGCTAAACCTTAAGCTTCTCTAAAATAGGAACGACTCTAGATTCTGGGTTTTCATCCTTGTTTTTGATTCTAGCAAAGTTTGAATTTTGTATGACAATTTCTTCTAATTCGACTTCCTTTTCTGGATTTAAACTCTTAAGTGCCTTTTGTTTTTTATAACTGTAGTCTTCTCTTCCTTTTAACACGATCTGGTAGAAATAAATAAGGAAAAGAACACCTATGATCGGATTCAAAGATAACAACAGTAAAGCTACAAATACTAAACCAAGTATGATGTAGATGGGTTGGTTAAACATTTTACATACAGCCGCATTGGGTAATACTTGAAAGATAATAAGAGCTGCTAATATTACACCAAGTATATTTTCAAAAACGACAATGTTTTCTATTTTCATTATTATATATCTATAGAAAATATAAAGGTTATAATTTAATATAACTAATGTCCTATCTGGGGAAAAAAGGGTATACTCTGTTTAAATCGGAACTATCTCCCTTACAAATAAAAAAAATCCGACAAGATTTAACAGTAAAACCTTTCTCTACTCATTCGGCTGAGTCTAGTTATCCGGTTTATCGAGAATCTGAGACAAAAATGTATGTTCCTCGTTATTATGGTATTGAACATTTTGGTGATGTAGAATCAAAATGTTCAATAGGCAAGGAAATTGACGTCCCCTTTAAAGGAAACCTTTTTGATTACCAAAAAGACATTACGCTTAAGTTTGTAAAAACTGCAAAAGAATCAGGTGGAGGATTGTTAGATGTCGAACCCGGGAAAGGGAAGACTGTGATGGCACTCAATATTATTAGTCAATTAAGACGAAAGACTTTGGTTGTAGTTCATAAGACTTTTTTAATGAATCAGTGGTTAGAAAGAATCGAAACGTTCCTTCCAAACGCAAAAGTTGGGAGAATTCAAGGTGATACGATGGATGTAGAAGGAAAAGATATTGTATTGGGAATGTTACAATCTCTTTCTAATAAAACGTATCCATCAGAAATGTGGGATACCTTTGGACTATGTGTATTTGACGAATGTCACCATTTAAGCGCGGAGGTATTCTCGAATGTCATGATTCAAATTGTCACTCCCTATAATCTAGGTCTTAGCGGAACAATGACACGAAAAGATGGTCTTAGCAAGGTGTTTAAGTATTTTATAGGACCCGTCGTCCACAAAGAAAAAACAGATCTTGAAACAGAAGTTCAAATTAAATGTATTCGATTTCATAACGAACATTTATTTGAACATGTCAAGACTGATTTTAAAGGACAACCTCTCTATTCGTGTCTCATTACAAAATTAAATGATACCGATCGTCAAGATACTATTGTCGCTATCTTGAAACGTGAACTGGAGCTTCAACCACATCAACAAGTCATGATTTTGTCTCATACAAAACAAATGATTCACGATATGTATAAAAAAATAGAACTCTTCGAACCAAGTGTTGGCTATTATTTAGGAGGCATGAAGGAAGAACACCTCAAAGAGTCCGAGTCAAAAAAGATTATATTAGGGACTTATGCGATGGCATCAGAAGGTCTGGATATCAAAACATTGACTACCTTATTTTTAGTGACACCCAAGTCAGACGTGTGTCAAAGTGTAGGACGAATTCTTCGAAGCAAGGATCATAAACCGATGGTAGTCGACTTTGTAGATGAAGCGAGTGTATTTGAAAGTCAGTTTCAAAAGCGAAAAAAATATTATCAAAGCAAACAATATCTGATACAAGAGTATGAGAATTTCAGGTGTTATTTAGAAGATAAACCTATTGTTTATGTGAAAAAGACGATGACAAAATCAAAAAAGGAATGTCTTGTCTCTCTCTAAAGCCATGGTATAATATTGTTTACTGACCTTTCGTTTGAGAGGTGATTCCGCGTAGGTTCTGTAGTCAGGATTCACCGTTCCTCTTAAAAATTGCCTCAATTCTTCTTTTTTATCCCATAAAGAACATCCGATATAATTCACGTAACGATTTTCATGTAGAATCGTGTCTGGATAGTAATAGAGTAAAATATCTTTTATTTTTTGTTCATTCATATCTGTGAATTTGGGGTTGAATTCCATAAAGAGAGAAGATATTTCAGTAAGTTCTAACAAATATTCTGTTTTATCCGAATACATATATTTATTCCAAAAATAGATAAATTTCTTTACATAGGGTAGTTTCATACTGGTTATGCTCATAAAATAAGGCGACTGATAAGAAATAATTTGAGACAAATCTTTACAGATGTCTCTTTTAAATTTATTGATATAATTTCTTTCTTTGATAAATAACTTCCACAAAAAAAGAACATCTTTTTCGTGTATATTGGTTTCACTTGTCTGAAAATAGGTTTGAATAAAATCTTTGAGTACATCTTCTTGTTTGGTTTCTTTGATCCACAACACCTCTTGTTTTAGTGATTGATTTGTGATATCTTCTAGAAAATGATCTCCGTCATTAAATCGATTGGAGTAATGAATAGAGCAACAGATTAGATTCACATAAAAAGGTTCTTCACATTTTAAATATTGGAAATTCACAGGATTTGTTTTCATGATACGACACAAACTTGGTTCATGTTCATAAAACTTGAATTTAAAGTTTGCGAGTTGATTGGAACAAAAATACATAGAAACCCATTTTTGTAAGGTTTGTATAAACGGCTTCATAGAAGTGTCTAAAAAATAATACAATTGTGTTTTCTTCATCATAATATCGCCTAAGGTAGTCATAAAATACTTTGCCGCATTTTTACTTGTGAATAAAAGTGGATGAAGAAAATTGAGAACTTCTTGAAGAGTCACTGAATTGGGAATGGTATTATAAATCGAATTTTCTTTTATTTTCTTGTGGATCTTGTATTTAATCTGTTGTTTTAAAGAAGTATTCATGGTGTAGAGTGATAAATGTTTAAGTATAATATGTAATAGATCATTCTCGGTGAGTAAGCTATATTGATGATCTTTATAATAGACATACAAATCACTTGTTTGAATATAATAGACATTGTGGTCAGAAAAAAAAAGTGTCATAATCGAATGTATATTCGCATAAGATTCAAAATGACACAGTTGTAAATAGAGCTGTTCACTCTCTTGAGGTGATGAATGCTGTAATAAAGTATTCATTTTCTCTTTTATTTTTTCTGAATAATTCATCTGATATAGTATAACAAATCGTTTTTATATAAAAAAATACTTTTTCTATTTACAATGGAAGAACTCAAGTTCAATACAGATATCTCTACGTATACGTTAGATGAATTGTTGTCGTTGTTGGATATTAAAATCACAGATACAAGTGATGTTGTAACTATAAAAAAACTTATTGTCGAAAGAACCGATATGTATATCAAGCAATTTACTCTAGCAAATCGGGAAGGTATAGCAGATTTCTTTCGAAGTGTAAAGACAGAGCTTCTCGGAAATAGTGTAGAAGGTGTGCTTACTACATCCCAACAGTTACTTTTAAAATATGATAAAAATTATAATCCTTTGGCGAAGATTAAACCTACAACGGGCGATTCTTTATACGACTCAAACAATGGATCTGGTAATCCTATCAACCGTAAAACGGTTTCAAAATTATTGAACATTGACAGTCGGTTTCGATATAATTATTCTGTGACTACCTCGACAGATTATCTCATTGATTTACCTTATCAAATCAACAACGTCATTGAAATCAAATTATGTGATTTAGAGTTACCCTCTACCTATCACCCCATCAGTTCAAATCTTCACAATAACTACTTCTGGATATCTACCTTTACGGAAGATCAAATCCTCTCCAATCAACCCGACATCTATTATATCGTTGTCAAAGGTGGGAATTATTATTTTGATAATCTAATCACACTTGTAAATGAAACCTTTAAGAAAATAAGAATTGACGATGATATACCAGAGAGAATTGGAACCTTGCCAATCTCTATGTCCTTTGATCTCAACTACAACAATCTCGGAGGTGTCGGAAATGGGACTGGTAAGGTATCGATAGGGATATTTACCTCTACGGACTTATCCGCAAACGACATTCAAGTCTATCCAATCAAACATGTTGAACTCAATTTTGAAGGCCCAGAATTGCCTGTAACCTATTCTAAACGTGTCAACGACGAAAAGTCGCGAGCGTTATATTATGAAAAATCAAATACCCCGAGAGAACAACGTCTTGGATGGATGTTTGGATATAGAGAAGGATATTATGGACAAGCACCTTATTATGTAAGTGAATCCGTATTGAATATATTGGGACCGCAATACTTATTTCTCATTGTAGATGATTTTAACAAAAGCAATAACGTAAATTTTATTAGCACATCTCGATATGGATTATTGCCCGACAACATTATCGCTCGTGTTTCTTTGAAAGGTGCCGCATTCAGTATTCAATCTCAGAACGATTTTAGTGTCTATGCTGAACCACGGTATTATTTTGGTCCAGTCAATATCAACAAACTACATGTCCGTATTGTAGACGAATTTGCTAGACCGCTTGATTTAAACAATACAGATTTCTCGTTCACGCTACGTATGACCACCGTCTATTCAGCGACCTAAACGTTCGAATATTTTTTTGTATTGAAAGTCATCGAGACAAATTTGATATAGATCGAGTAGAACATGTGGTTTATAGAATTCTTCAAACGGAATCGTTCGACGTTGTAGTTCCGTTTTGTCCCACGGTAAATAGCCAAAGGTTACATCCAACAACATGTATATCAAAGAAATCACATCATCTTTGTAATCATAGACGTATTCTGTTTCAAAACAGACAAAACTGGCATATCGTTTATTCCCTACAAATGATTTCATAGGAACTTCTGTCTGGAAACAAGCAAGCCCAAAATCAATGAGATACAAATCATTCTTAAATCCAATGAGAAAATTTTGAGGTTTTATGTCTCGATGAACTACTTTGGCTTGGTGGAGATGGTATAGCTCTCTAAAGAAAGTCACATAGGACAAGGATCCTTCAAAGTTCAATAGACTTTGTTTGAGTGGAGACAAAACTAGATAAGAAAAATCTTCATGGATCCCGGTTCCTTTCATAGAAGGAATGCGGACCTTCTTGTCTTTCAAGTAAAGATACATTTTGGCTTCTTTTTGTAAGAGATTGTGTTGTTTGTCTATTTTGATGATGACATTCTCTTTTTTTAGAATATGTTCACAAACATACACGATAGACAGTGTGGTTTTTGTAAGCTCTTCAATAACTCGATATTTACCAGCTATTATCATTTAAAGATTCTACTGAAATAAAGATAGATGATTCTAAGTGAGTTTCAAATCAAAGCGATAGATGCTATCCATCAAGGATATCATGTGCTGATTACGGCTCATACTGGGTCTGGAAAAACATTACCCGCAGAGAAAGCCATTGAGCATTTTACGAGCCAAGGGAAGAGTGTCATTTATACCGCACCCATCAAAGCATTAAGCAATCAGAAATTTCATGAATTTACCAAGAAGTTTTCCAATTTACAAGTAGGGATTTTTACTGGAGACAACAAACACAATCCTAGTGCGGATGTGTTGATCATGACAACCGAGATCTTACAAAATAAATTGATACATCCTACAGCAAGTCATTTAGATTTTAATATGGAAAAAGTGGGATGTGTTATCTTTGACGAGGTCCATTATCTTGACGATGAAGATCGTGGCACGGTATGGGAAAAAAGTATTATTTTATTGCCTCAGCACATACAGATGGTGATGCTTTCCGCAACGATCGGTAAGAAAGAACAATTTGCTTCATGGATCGAGCGTATCAAAGAACGAAAAGTGGTTATTTGTTCTACGGACAAGCGTGTGGTCCCTCTTGTGTATTATCAATTCTTCTCGGCAAATCCGAAAGTGATTGATAATACAAAAGATCCAGCACTAAAGAAACTATTGGAATCCAAACAGAACAAACTGACAGAGATTACGGAAGATTCGATGGACAAGAACAAGAAGTGTCTCAAGCTACTCAAAGAGCCCACGCATCGAAAACAAGTGCTTAATCAGCTCTGTGCTCAGCTACGAGAAAAAGAAATGTTTCCTTGCCTCTGTTTTGTTTTTTCACGAAAACAAGTAGAAGAGTTAGCTAGAGACATTACAACACCCTTGTTCGATCCAGGAGAGAAAGATTACGAGATTGAACCCATCTGTAGACAACTATTGGTGTCTCGACTCAAGAATTGGAAAGAGTATTTGGCTCTTCCAGAATATCGTTTCTATTTAGATCTACTTCATAAAGGTATTGGTGTCCATCACGCAGGAATGTTGCCTGTCTTTCGGGAGATGATGGAAATTTTATACGATCAAAAATACATTCAACTGTTGTTTGCGACGGAGACCTTTGCGATTGGACTGAATATGCCTACCAAAACGGTATGTTTTACGAGTGTTTACAAACACGACGGTCATTCACTAAGGACTCTCTATCCTCATGAATTCATTCAAATGTCAGGTCGAGCTGGACGTCGAAACCTAGATACGATTGGACACGTGATTCTATTGACAAATTTATACGAACCTTTGGAATCTGTCTATATGAAACAGCTCCTTCATTCTCCACCCAAAGTATTAAAGTCCAAGTTTAAGATTGGATATTCCTTGTTGCTTCAATCTGTAGATTGTCAATTTGTCAAGAAGAGTTTGATGATGGAAGACATTGACTATCAGATTCAAAACTCTGCTCAAAAAATAGAAACACTAGAGAAGGAGTATAACGAAATCTTTTATGATTATTCTAGGATTCAATCCTATGTGGAATGGAGAGAGAAGTTGCCGCTGTCTAAAAACAAATCCAAACATGATCTTGTGAAGAAGATGAAAGAAGCAGAATGTTCGGAGTTATTCAATCATCTAGAGAAGTTTGATCGTCGCTCTGCGTTAGGGAAAGAAATCAAAGCTGAGACTGAACGAAAAGAATATGCGGAAGGATACATTGATCGACAACTTGGGTCGATTGACCTAATTCTCGAGTCAAATGGTTTCAAGGAATCACCAAAGATGGAAATCGCCTCTATCTTACATGAAGTTCATCCACTTGTCTTTACCGACCTGTTGATAAAATATGATTTCTTTAAGGATTATTCTAAAGTCAATTTGTTTATGTTGATCAGTTGTTTTTGTGACATGAAAGTCCAAGACTCTTATCTAAAATTGTCTCCCGATTATTTAAAAGAGGAGTGTCTATTTATTAAAACTCGAATGAACAATTACATTCAAGAAGAATGGAATCATGAATTGTCTGCTTCAGGACAAGAGGTGATTCAATATGATCTTATGGAGTTTATTCAGAAATGGATGAATTGTGAGAATGAATCGGATAGTTTAGGAGTGCTTCAAGAAGTAAAGATGAAAAAGGGAATCTTTATTGGAGATTTTATCAAAGCTTGTCTCAAAATGGTCAATATAGCCAAAGAGATGGATCGAATTGAGCGACTTGATTTTCGAGAAAAGTTAAGGGAAGGGACTACTTCTTTGATGAAGTTTATCTGTACACATGATTCGTTGTATCTTTAACGACAGGGAACCTTAACGTCTGGATCCACTCGAGCTACTGGAACTGCTGGATCCGCTGGATCTGCTGCCACGGCTAGACCCTCTCAGTCTGGAGCCACGGCGTCCACACCAGTATGGTCCATCGTCGTAATATCTATGACGATAAGGTTCCCTGTCGTTCACACTTACGACCAAATTATTGACAATACCCCCGTCTCCGGGCCCATGCCCGTGACCGTATCCATGATCATGCCCCCAACCTGAATGAAAAGGAAAAAAGCTCATTATACATA